CTAACAGACGACGGAAGTCTTTCGTGGATTTACTCCAGAGTTATGCGGTATTCCCAGAAATGTGGAACTGCATTGGCGGAAGCGGATGTCACCGGTTTTGATTGGTCAGTCCAACCTTGGGAGATTTATCTTGACACCGAGGCTAGAATCTTGCTTGGAGGAATGAGAGGCTCCGCTGCACGAATATTGAGAAACAGGGCGTTTTGCTTTGTTCACTCAATGTTAACGATGCCATGTGGGACTCTCGTTACACCGAAATGGCCAGGCATTCAGCTTTCTGGTTCGTACAACACAAGCTCTACAAACTCGAGAATTCGCGTTTGGATTTCATACCTCGTAGGAGCCCGATGGGCTCTAGCTATGGGTGACGACTGTGTTGAAGAATTTGTTGAAGGAGCCGCAGAGAAGTATGCAAAACTGGGACATCAACTCAAAATGTATGAGAAGAAGTCTGACACTTTCGAATTCTGTTCTCACCTCTTTACAAAGGATGGTGCGTATCCAGTAGACGGAACGAAGTCACTCTACAACTTAATAGAGCAGAAAACCATGACTCTAGAGTTGATAAACCAGTTCGCTTACGATCTCAGGAAATCGCCATGGTTGGCAAAGTATTTAAAATGCGCTGAACGTGTTTACACACTTCGCGAGGTAGGAGGGCGGGCAAAACTAGACCAATAACTCAGTCTACTTTACCATGCCCAAAACCAAAACTAAGCCAACCATTGTGATTAACATGCCGAAGGCGCCTAGCCAAGCCAAACCGAAAACCTCCAAACGGAAGCGCAATCGGAAACGCAAGACAGGTGCCGCGATAGATCCCTTGAAGAAAATGCTACTTGAGCCTTGCTCGGCGCCATTAGCTCACGGTCTTTACGGTGACATCGTCGGCTTTCCCACACGATTTAAAAGATTCCGGCAGTTCTCCTCTCTTGGAGCTGGCTACGCCGTCTGTTTTCCCCAGATGGGCCAAGCCGTCTCCTCTATTGGAGTTGACGCCAACGGAGCTAGCTGTTTCCTTTGGCAAGCCGCTTTCTCCAACACTCAGCCCCTAAACACTACTGCCAGTCCTTTCGGCAACCAGAC